GTCTGCTTCAAGACCGGCAGCAATCTTGTCCATGCTGAGGCCTTCAAGGTATTCCCGGTAGATCCGCTTAACGATTTCTGCCTGCTCCGGATCAATGATCAGGTGTCCTTCGGCATCCTTGGTGTATCCGAGGAAGCGGTTGTGGTTGACCTGTACCTGTCCCTGCTGGTATCGGTACTGCAGGCCGAGCTTTACGTTTTGCGAAAGGCTCTGGCTTTCCTGCTGGGCAAGGGACGCCATGATGGTCAGCAGCACCTCGCCTTTGGCATCCATTGTATTAATGGACTCTTTCTCGAAGAAAACGGGAATATTGATCTCTTTCAGCTCACGGATGTATTTCAGGCAGTCCAGCGTGTTCCGGGCAAACCGGCTGATTGACTTGGTAATGATCATGTCGATGTTACCGGCATGGCACTCGTCGATCATGCGGTTAAACTCGTCGCGCTTCTTTGTGTTGGTGCCGGAAATACCGTCATCTGCAAAAATGCCTGCCAGTACCCAATCAGGATTCTTGGAAATGTACTCCGTGTAATGTTCGATCTGAGCCTCGTAGCTGGTGGCCTGCTCATCGCTGTCAGTACTGACGCGGCAATACGCTGCGACTCGGAGCTTTGGCTTTTCAGCTTTTTTGATGTTGTTTCCGACCTGTCTTCTGGCCGGGATAACCATAACGTTTCCCATCAAATCACCTCGCTTTTCAGCAGGCTGTAGATGTACTCGGCCTGTGTTGCCGGATTGTAATAATGCTCCATAATATCGCCAAAGCTAAACAGCTTCGCAATCTTTGGAGCTTTTCTTGTTGACTTCCGGTCTAAGCGTCCGAGGGCAGCGGCGCGTTTGATCCTTTCTGTCTGCACCCGGTCGAAGGTCTCTTTATCAATGATGGCCGGATAGAAGTCATCACCGAGGTAATGCTCCGTCATCAGCAGCCGTTTTGCGGAAGCGTGATAGGTTTCGATTCCGGCTTCATTGGCTGCATTCTTCAGGCTCATCCCATCAAGGTAGTTGGCGTAGAGCATCCGGAGCTTTCCAGCTGCGTCTTCATCAATCACGGCGACACCGTTCTCAATGCGGTAGCCGAATGGCGTATGTCCCATCTGATCACATCCTTTCCTTTAGTTTCAAACCGCATTTCAGCTCGAAAACAAACTCGCTTCGGGACTGGACGATAATGCGGGCAACGGTCTGTTCAAACAGCTCTTCGTCAAATGCGTCGAGCATAGCGCTTTTGCCTGCAAAGTGGAGCAGGGTTGTCGCCGCCTGCAGGTGACTGGCGTCGCCGCTGATGTTCTTGTTCAGCATTTCGATCTCAGCGCGATAATCGTCAGCCTGTCGGAGCAGGGCATTATTCTCTTCGTTATAGATGATCGGGTCAATGTATCCCTGTCCCATGAGCTTCGTCAGCGTTTCGCGCTGGTCGGAATTCTGAAGAAGCAGCGTTTGGATCTGCTGAATCCTTCTTAAGGAGCCGTCCTTGTTCTCCGAGCGGAGGGCTTCAACATAAGGCTTCAGGATCATGCGGTGAGCGTAGATCAGCTTGTTCATCATTGTGATGAAGGCGGCCTTCAGGACATCGTCTTCCACGTACTTCATGGAGCATTGGCTCTTGTCGTTGATATGCGTATTACAGCACCATGCGGCATACTTATTCCCGGCGCAGGAGTGTGTCCGGCGCTTAAAGGTATCACCGCACTCTCCGCAGATGATCCTGCCGGAGAAACAGTAGCGATTTTGGTATTTATCGCTGCCGGTGATAATGCCTTTCTCTCTGCCTCGCTGATGAATCAAGGCGCGGACTGCGTCAAAGTCCTCCCTGCTGATGATTGCTTCGTGGTGGTCGGAAAGGGCATATCTGTCTTTTTCTCCGCGATTGACGTGCCGGTTGAATTGGGAATCCGTATAGGTTTTCTGGAAGATTACATCGCCGGTGTACTTCTCGTTGGCCAGCATGCCGCGCACCGTGGTGGCAGTCCATCGTCCTCTCTTTTTGCTGGGGATGCCTTTCTCATTCAGAGCGTCAGCGACTGCCTGCGTTCCCTTTCCGGAAAGCACCTGCGCGAACATCCAGCGTACAACCTCGGCCTGCTCCAGATTGATCACCATCTGCTCACCATTCCATTCGTAGCCGTATGGCGGATAGCTGATTTTGAAGGTGCCATTCTGGAACCGCTTCTGAATCGACCACTTGCTGTTTTCGGAAATGGATGTAGACTCTCCCTCGGCCATACTGCTTAGAATGGCGAGAAAGAGCTCACTTTCCATCGAGCTGGTATTCAGGTTTTCTTTCTCGAAATAAATCGGGATGTTTAGCTCCAGCAGCTTTCTGACCATCTCCAGACAGTCGGTTGTGTTCCGGGCAAATCGGCTGATAGACTTCGTAATGATGAAGTCGATCTTACCGGCCTCGCAATCGGAAATCATGCGGAGGAGTTCCGGCCTGCGATCCTTCTTGGTGCCGGAGATACCTTCATCAAAGTACAAACCGGCAAATTCCCAGTCATCCCGTCCGGAGATATAGTTTTCATAGTGCTGCTTCTGCGCTTCGAGGCTTTCGAGCTGTGCATCACTGTCAGTGGAAACCCGGCAGTAGGCAGCTACGCGGAGCAGCTTCTTTTTTGCCTTCGATGCCTTGCCAGCACCGAGTTTTGTGACTATTTTCAAGACTTCACCTCCCTTCGGTAGTGTCGCATATTACCTCTGTTTTGAAGCGTTATCAACGGTATTCGGGAATATATCTGCAAGGAAGGGAGAGAAAGTTTTCCGGTTCATTTCGGACAATTTGTCGAATTGAGACAAGGAAATAAGTCCAGCATCCAGCAGTGTTTTTGAGATCTGCTGAGCCCGGAAATAATCGACATCCTGCTGGAACTGCTCCGGGGTAAAGAAGTGGTCGGTGCTTACCCCGTCCAATGCCGCAGCCAGATCCGGATCGAGTATCTTCTTATCTATCATGGGAATGCCTCCTTCGGAATACGGATATTCAGAAGGCCGTTTGATGGGGTACTCCTGAAAATCTCTCACTTTCCACTGGAGGTGAGATGGGCGGATTGACGAAGGAAAATGAAAAAAGCCGCCTGCAGGCACAAAGCTCACAAGCGGCAACAGATCAGATGCGTGTTGTGTAGTCGAGGGAGATCCAGCCAGCGCCGGATTTGAGGCGTCCCCAGCCAGCGTCAGAGCCCTGACCGGCCTTGACCTCCAGAATCGTAAAGATACCCTTACCGGTGTACTGGCCTGTACGGGAGTAGTTGGTTCCGGCTCCGGTGCGGATGTTCAGGTCGTTGATATCCACGCGGACGAGGAAGGGGGTCTTGACCGCTGCCGTTCCTGTGTAGACGACTTTTCCAGAATCATCGAAAACAGAATAACCGGGATTAGCATCCGCGCACTTCTTGGCATTGGCCAGCACCTTATAGGCTCCCTTCTGGGAAGCGGCATCTGACCAGTTCTTACGGACGCGGTACCATTTGACCGCAGCAGGAGCCTCAGCCGTGTCGTACTGCGTGAGGTTCCATCTTTCGATAATACTGCAGAGCTTGGAAACGTAGGTCGTGCTGGTGGCATAGCCTCCGTCCTTTATGATCTGCACGGCCTTCCTGTAATCCTTGCAGCCCTTGAGCCCATCATAGCGGAGCTTGCTGCCGTTCTTCGCACCCAAGAGGTATGCGGAGTGGTCGGCGATGGAATCCTCGATGCACGGATACTTTCGGAAGTCTGCCGTGATGGTATAGAGCTTCCCGGAGCCGTCATCCTCCTGCGTCTTTTTGGTATAGACGGACTTGCCGTCCCATGTAGATCCGCTCCATGTGTTTCCGGAGAGGGACTTCTTCATTCCGAAGACGTTATTGGCGTTCTGGGCGAGCTCGCTTTTCCCATACCCGGATTCCAGAATGAACTGTGCCAGAGATACAGAGGCGAGGATGCCAGACTTATTCATATCTGCAGTGAAAAGAGCACCGACTGTCTTGATTACATCACCCTCAGACAGTCCGGCCAGCACCTCAGCCTGTGTGCCAGAGGTCTTGACGGGTGTATCGGAGGAGGTGCCAAGCTGCGCTGTGACCTTGTTTGCCAGATCACCCATGCGAGCATACATCCAGTTGCCCGGACAGGACTTGTTGGCAAACCAGCGGTGCACTGTCAGGATCATCTCGTCCGACTTCGGAGAGTAGTTCAGGGTCTTGTCCTTGTCTCCAAACCAGATGAGCTTCTTCTTGCCGTTGCGCTCGCAGATATCAACGCAGAGCTTGATCAGCGTCTGGTAAACGACGTCCCGGAAGGCGTAAGGCTCAGCGGTATCAGAGGCGCACTCGATGGTGATCGCCCTTTGGTCGTTGGCGTTACTGGAGGAGCACCACGAGCGGTTTTTCTCCTCGACGTAAAGACCGACACGGCCATCACGGTCAATGCCATAGTTGCTGGAGGCCTGCGTCGAGGACTTGGCAAACCAGTCTCCGAGGCCTTCCGCTGTACACTGGCCGACGACGCAGTGAGGCGTAATGCGGTCGATGGTATGTGTTCGCTGCCCGGAGTGATTCGGGCTGAGCTTGGTGTAAGCCACCATCTTGCTGTTAGTATATCCCATTGTTATTTCCGTCCTTTCGTAAGAGAAGGGGCAAGGCACCATACCTTACCCCTGACAACTGGTTACTCGTCGCTTTTCTCAGATCGGTCATGCAGCTGCTCCAGCACGATCTTCAGCTTCTCCGGGATCGGCAGGCCAAGGTGACCGGCGTTCTCCAGAAGGCTCACGCCCTCGTTGGAGAGGTAGAAGAAAATGACTGCCGTGCGGAGCACAGAGCCCGTTGCGATCACATTGACGTCGATGACGTGCGCGACGCCTACCAGCATGAAGATGATGACCTTGCGGCAGATACCTTTGAAGCCGACCTCGCTGGACAGCTTTTTATCCGAGATAGCGCACATGACACCGGTGATGTAATCGGCAACAGCAAAGAGCACCAGAGCGAGCAGCAGGCCGTCGCAGCCGCCGAGGAAGTAGCCAAGCCACCCTCCGGCAGCAGTGAAAAGAAACTGACACAGGTTCCAAAACTCTTTCATAGCGAAAATCCTCCTTTGATTTGAGTTTTATGCACTGAAAAAGGCACCCGGAATTGGATGCCTTCGTCAATCGATATGGTGCGGCGCTTAGGCGAACTTAAGCGTCAGGGTGCCGACCACACTGATCGGCGTGTTGTTTGTGATAGCCGTTCCGCTGGACTGCGTCCATTTGGTGGAGTTGAGCAGGCGGATGCGGACGGTACCGCTGGGCTTGTTGAGGGCGACAACCGGCGTGAAGTTCGTCGCGGTGAGGCCGCTGTACGAGCCGCCAGATCCGGATGCCTTGTTATAGGCATAGCCGTTGATGGTACGGACGGTAAAGGTTCCTGCGGTAAGGGTGGCGGATGCTGCGGTGATGAGCTTTCCGAGAGGAACCTCAAAGAACAGCTCCGTCGAGGACGATGTGATATATCCGTTCATCACCATATTTGCCGTGGTGACAGAATCACCAGCTTTGATCACACCGTCCGTCAGCGCCGAGAGCGGAATTGTCCTGCTGCCAATCTTGCCGTTGTTCGCATACAGGAACTGGCCATTCGTGAGCGAGGTTGGCGTCCCGGTACCGATGGTCGGCACGTTGGCGATGAGCTTACCATCCTTGGCGCACAGGTAGAGACCGTCACCGAAGGAGGTCAGGGTCTGCGTGCCCAGTGTGATGATATCCCGGACGTCCACTTGTACACCGTTCCCGGTCATGAAAAAGACCTGATCGCGGAACAGCGCTTTGAAGGCGCAGTCAAGGTAATCCTCCATCGTGGCCTTCTGGCCGAAAGCGACACCGCGACCGCCGTGCAGGAAATGCATCAGGTAGATCGCGGTGGAGACATAGTCGATGTAGGTAACCGTTGTGAACTGATCTTTGACGGTATAGAGCACATCGTAGGAAAACTCCGTATTCAGGTCACCGCCGCAGGTATTGACTCCCGGCGTGATCGTTGTAGCGGTTCCATAGAGCACGGCGTCGGTTTTCTTATATTTCACCGTCAGCGTGATGGCATTTTTGCTGTTGCAGGTGGAGTAGGTGATGCTGGTCGTGCTCTTAAAATAAGTGCCGTCGTTATCCAGCTCACCTGCTGAGGTCGCACGCTCACTGACGCACTTGGTGAACTTCGGTGCTGCATAGGCCACGAAGGTCACGGTTGCTGTCTTGCTGGCTGTCCGGCCACGGCTGTCGGTAACAGTTACCGTGCAGGTCAGCGATCCGCTCTGGGTGATCGTGTCGATCTGCGGCAGTGCTGAGGCCGAGTAATCCTTTGAGGTGGACTGGGTGCCGACCTGCAGCTTGATGGTCTTGATCGTAGAGCTGTAGGCACCTGCGGTCGTGATAGCAGACACCCTGACGCCACTCTGGTGCTGCACAAACATGTTCCATGCAGACGGTACGGGTGTATTCGTCTTATCCGCAAGGGTGATAGCCGTCAGTGTAGGCTTCACGCTGGCAGGTACGGAAACTGTGATCGTTGTGGAGATGGAGGAATAGACCTGACCGCCGTAGAGCACCTGACAGACCACATTCGCCTTGCCGGTCGTGGCATTCGGGACAGCGTTGCACCAGCTAATCGGGATCGCATAGGTGAGCTCCTTTGTGGTGGATGTTGCTGATCCAGAGTAGGAGCCCAGCGTAAAGGTTGCCTTGTAGGTTGCATCCGTTCCAGATGTCGTAAATGTGACCTTTGACTTCGTGGTCCCATCCATCACGCCTCCGGAGCAGGTGGCTGCGGTTGGCGTCTTCTCAATTTCATAAAAAGAAAACGTTTCCTCATAAATCACATTCCCGTCCGAAGAATCTGCCAATTTCAATGTAAAGAACGGTTTGCTGATCGTCATCTGGGAGCTGGTCATCTTGGTTTTGTAGGTGCTGCCTACAAGACTTTCTGTTTTATTTGTCGTCCAGGTGCAGGACTGCTTAGTCCCATTCACATAAACATTTATGGAGCTTTTTACCCCGTAGATCGCACTGGCGGCCTGAAAGACAATTGACAGCTTCGTGGTTGCGCCGCTGACCGAGCCTGTAAAGGTAAGCGTGTGTGCGCCTACAATGGGCGTCGTCCATGTTCTCTTTGTTAAACTCATTCGCTATCGCCTCCAAATTCTACCGAAAAAATGCCCTCATCATCCTGCACCGGTGTGTAAGCGGCAGGCCGTCTTGCCATCAGCTTTGCAGCTGCCTTTGCGGTTGTCTCACCCTGCGTGACTGCTCGCCACTTCACGCCCATGCCATAGATGGTGGAGATGAAGTCGAAGTAGCCGCCGTCCGCAGCAGCGCCGACCGACATACGATCCATTGCCTCAATCGCATTGATATGCATCTTGTTGTACTGCACGTAGGCGATTTCATTTCCGTTTTGCAGGAAGGCCATCTTCTCGTTATCGATGTTGATGGAGTACGGAGATTCGTCGCCGTCCTCCTGCTTGCCGATATTAAGGCCGGTCGCATTGAAGCGGAAATAGGTGCTGGTCTCGTGCTTATAGTCGAGCAGGGCATCCTCCTGATCGGAAACGCGCTGTGAGAGCGTCTCCAACGATCCGGAAAGAGCCTCATTCGTTTCCGCAAGGCTGTCCTTGGTGTCCTGAATATCTGTGGTGAGCGTCCCGGTAACCGCACTGATAGAAATCTGTATCTCATCAGCTTTCTGCTGCATGATACTTTCCGCATAGGAACGCACCAGCTCATCTGAATCATCCACATATTCCTTCAGAGTATTTGCCTTTTCAAAAGCAAGTGCTGTAGCCTCATACCAGCTTGTAAGCTCGATGTCACTTCTGGAGGCTCCACTGGCGTAGGTCGTGACGGTTTTCTGCCACATGAACATGCCTTCCGTCCACTCCGGTGCCTCAAGGCTCCATCCCGGATCATCGTCAGCAGGAGGCACAGTTTCTGATTCGTTTATCGCATAAAAAACGGCCACATCTGTGACCGATCCCTGTACCTCTGTTTTGATTTCCGATATCGTCCGGGAGAATCCGGTCGCTGTTTCCTCCACCTTATTTACCCGGCCAGTGAGAGCCTGCACAGTGGAGCCGTCCGCCTTACTCTCCAAGGAGGTCTGGACGTCCCCGATCTCAGTCGTGATGCCCTCGATGGTCTGCTGCTGGGAGGTGTATTTATCCGAAAGCTCCGTGATGGAGCTGCCCAGAGGCGTGACGGCCTCAGTGATATCGGACTGCCAGACCTTTGACTCGATCTTGCCTTGGACTTCCTTAAACTCTGTCTGCAGAGTCTGTGTCGCCTCGGCGTTGTCACCGATCTGTTTGGTCATGGTTTTATAGTTCGCTTCGAGCGTTGTATCGTCCATGACCACATGGGAGGCATCCACAGAAAGGGTGCCATCATCGGTCAGCTCCTTGGCGACGGACTTGATGTTCAGCTTGCTGCCGTCAATCGCGGCATCCTGCGCCACCATGCTGTCGACGATCAGGCCGTCCGGCACACCGGCAGCGGTGATTCCATCCGGAGACCAGATGAGCTTTCCGGCAGCGTCCCACAGATAGTAGGAGAAATTCCCGGAGGCGTCTTTTCCAATCTGAACCCGGACAGTGCCGTTTTGATCTTTGATCTGCATGGTTGCGCCGTCGATGGAAAGCGCACCATCCTTGGAGCCGATCTTGATAAAGTCGGTATAGATCATCGCGGCTGTGACATTCCCGGCCATGAGGTCATCCATCACCGCCTGTGCAATGGTGGCGTCCTCGATCACAATGTTATCGCCGGTTAGGTGGATCGCCTGCAGCGTACCCACACCGGCATTGCCTGCGAGAAGGTTTTCGATGTTGCCGGTTGCCGCCTTCAGATTTTTGACATCCGCATTGGTGGCGTTCAGGTCTTCGATTCCGGCCTTCTGTGCCACGAGCCTTCCTATTTCTGCATCCGCTACCTCCAGATCCTGAATCTTGGCTGTGGCAGCATTCAGGTCTGCCACGTCCGCTTTCTGGGCGATCAGGCTGTCGACCTCGGCCAGCTCCGTGTGCAGGGCACCGATATCGGCGTTGGTCGCCTGCAGCTTGTCCGTCACCACGTGCTTAAAGGCGGTAAAGTTCTCTGAGAGGGATGTCAGCACCGCCGCTGTGCCTCGGCTCATAGAGGAAGCCAGCGTTACCTTAGTCGCGCCAAGGGTGAGGCGGCTGTTTTGCGGCTGCTGGATATCCAGCTCAATCCGGAGAACCATCATCTCTTCATCAATCCCGTGCGGTTCCGACACTACCCGGATATGGTCGCCGACCTTGCAGCGTTCGATGTCCACATCCAGAAGGTGCAGGTCGATGGCCGTAATCGTGATGCTGGGGATCAGGAGCTTCTGACGGTTTAGGACTTCCCTGCCTTTTCTGAAGAGGTTCTCCGGAAGCGTCACATCGTCGTACTCGACGGTCTTCACGATCCTGCCATAGAGGGCGATGGCATCCGGATCTTCCAGATAGTCCCTGCCGCCATTCACCGATTTGATGGTGAGGCGCTCGTCGGTTTCTTCATCTCTTTTGCCAAGGGGAATAATGACCGTTGCCAGATCCTCACAGGAGACCTCCTGAATCAGGTCGAGGATGTTCTCTCCGAAACGGATCACCTGAGAGTTGACGTTTTCATAGTCCTCAATGTAGTCGATGATCCGTTTCCCGTTTTCATGCCTGATGCGGATATAACCGCCCAGCCGCTTGATGAGTCGATCCTCGATGGTCGACCACGTGCTTTCATAGGTGCTATACCTATAAAGGCTGTCATTGGGATCAACGACCGTCACAGTACCGACCGCAAACCGTTTTCTGTCGTCCACATCCGCGTTGTGCTTGGCAATCAGGTCAGTGAAATAGTCTTTCACACTGATGT